GCGGCCAAGGCTTCAACTAAAAGCCACTGTAGCCGACTTAAATCCTGTGCTTCGTCAACGATTAATACTTCCAAACTAGGTAAGCTATCGTGCTCGACTACAGCCATTTCCAACAGATCGGTGAAGTCCAGCAGATCCTTGCTGCGTTTGTAATGACGATAGGACCGCTCCACAAACTCGAAGTGATACCACTCGATATCCAAGCCGCTTTGGTTATAGTGCTCACGCAAATCAACTCCTCTGATCCGCGCTAAATTAATTTCATTAAGAATTGGATTATCTGCTTTAGCAATTGAAGACTCTTCTTCAAATATGATGTTGAGTTCTATCCCTGACTGTTGGGCAAATTCCCTGTAATGCTCGGGCTGCATCATCATGTCTGCTTTAACAGACATGCAGCGAAACGCTAAGCTGTGCAAGGTGCGAAAGAATGGAAAGTCAGTCTTCTCATTTAAGCTCGGAAACTTAGCAATAGCCCTATCGCGTGCTTCGTTAGCTGCTTTCCGTGTAAAACTAAAATAACCTATTTTTGTAGAAGGAACGTGATTGCTCAGTTCCTTGTCTACTACGTCAAGCAAATAGGTGGTCTTACCTGATCCGGGAGGGCCAAAGACCTTGTGAATGTGGCTCATTCTTCATCCCACAGATCGTTTGGCCAAACTAGTACAGGCGTATGTTCCCCCATGTAAGCACCTTCAATATTGAACTCAATATATTCGCGCGCTTCATCCATCTCCATGCCATCTTCAAGCATTAGATGGTCCCTAATCTTTTCAGCGTCGTAGACCAATACACCTACTACAGATTGATCGCGCCAAATATAGGCAGGTCCAATGATTGCATGATCGTATCCATCAATTTTTAACATCAGAATGGGCTCCCTTCGTTGCGTTTGGTTTGTGTCTCAAATGGTGCGTCTTGCTTGTTGAACTTAGGCACGCTCCAGCAACGGACCGTGCGGTTCTTCAAGAACATGCTGATAGGTTCGCCGCCCATATCGCGTAAGCGCTGAGCCATCTTTGGTGCTGATAAGCCTACAAAGTTATTTCGTTTTAGATGAGCTTCAAGGTCCTTCATCCTGAAGTACGTCTTTGCCGCCTCTTCATCTGTCCACGGACGGCCCATAAGCATTTCATCACGCACCATAGCTTGTTGCATGTGTGCACAGAATTCTTCCAACAGGTCGGTGAAGCGTCCTGTAAGACTAGTGTCCTCAGATGCTTCGGTGATTTGTTCTGTCTCTACCATTTCCTTGAGCAAAGCATTAAGTAGATTCTCCCAATCTTGCTTGCGCAACGTAGGAGGTACTACGTTAATCTTTTCAAGACATGCCTTCTGGAATGCTGCTTGGTTGTATAGCGCTTCTGTTTCTATCTCTATGCGCTTGCCGTTGACATCTAAGAACCACAGGGGTGGTTCACTGGCGTACTTTGATAGTGATGCTATTTGAGGCGCATCAGGGGAATGTGCTCCAATGCCGAACTTCCTAGTCCTGCATAAACCCGAGTTACAGAAGCCGTTAAGCGGCGCGTCCTTGCACTTGTAGTTGTAGTCCTTTTTGTTGGCCTGCTTAAGGACAAGTTGAACTTCGTTGTTTGGTAACGGGGGAGCCACGTATTTGAAGTTGTACTCCACCAGCTTGTCCTCCCAAGAGCCGGGGGCGGCCCTTTTAAGATAGACAGCAATGTTGAATAGACCATTGTTGCGCGTCCCCTCTGGGAAGCCTTGGGCGCATAAAGCTTGTAGGCAAGGTGGGCCGTCTTTGACGGGACTCTCTGCCTGTTTCGGAGGTTCTGGAGCTTGATCGAGCGAATCTTGGACATTGGCTTCATACAAGCCGTAAAACTCTTCGAGAGTCGCTGCCGTCCCATCCATGTTGAACGCGTACCGAGTGCCGGTATCGCCGCCAAAGTAGGGGAGGTTGAGGAAATTCCCTGTGTCTCCTCGCTCGACAAGTATCTCAGCCTGCTTTGGAAATATTTCCCGCCCAGCCTCTCCGAGAAGCGCAGCAGCGTTCTTGAGATATGTCTGGAACTCGCGTGCTGGAACAGGCGTTTTTGTAAATAGGAATACATGTGCTCCTCCAGATTTGCTTCTAAATACCACAAGCGGAAGCTTCAGGTTCGCTATTCTTTCGACGAGTCCTTTGTGGTCAATCGGGTACTGGTCAATATCGATACAGCCCCATATGCAACTGTTATCAGCGCGAATAGGAATAATGCCAAGGGAAGGCTCAACGCCTTCCAAATGTTGGACCCATAGGTCATCTGTTGGCGGCTTCCTAACCACCGTGGCCTGTCCAGCTTGTTTTCCATCTCCGCGCTCCGCTTTGATTTTGTACGTGCCATAGGCGATATCCAGACCGCTGAATATCTCCTTGAATTTTGTTATGTCGGTCATTTCGTCTCTCTATCGGGAAGTGGGGGAGGGGTTGCCTCCCCCGAGAATCAGAATGGTGCGGCTGAAGCGTTACCTTCTGCGCTTTCGTTCTCATGCTTAACCTTGACTTCACCTTCACCCACTTGGGTAGAAAAAGCCTTAGCAGCCTGATACTGATTCATATCTTCGATAGGACCGATCTTCTCAATCTCCCAACCGTACCATTTGCCCTTATCGTTCGATTCGGCCTGTGTGGTAAGACGGTATGTATGTGAATACATAGGAGGTGTGTATGGACCGTTTTTGCCCATCAACTTAGTAGACATCAACATGCTGTTCCACTTGCGGCTTTTCTTAAGCTGAGTAGACTTCATGCTGATAAGGGCAGGCTCTGGTACGCCAGCTTCAGTGATCACCATCACATAATGATTTGCGGTGTTTTCAATGTAGTTGCCGTTATCCAAATAGTCCTTGTTATCACCGGGCTCTTTATGCGTGCGTGTCAGGATATCTGACGTAGCGGGAAAAATGTTGACGGGTGCTCCGCCACCACCAGAACCGCGAGGTGCCCACTCAATGTACTGACGCACATAAGCTACGGGAATAACAGTGATTCCTTCCTTACCATCATAGAGTTCACCGGTAACAGTGTTCATAATGAAGCCGGGATTTGCGCCTTTAACTTCACCCACTTCTGGGCTAGTGTTGGTCAAGAGTTTAAGAAATGGAAGTGCAAAGTCTTCCTGACCCATACCCTCAAACCCGCTATTAGCGTCTTGTTCAAAATCACCTACCAATGCCAATGCAGTGTTGGCGTCTTTTACTGCAACTTCGGTCTTAGCCATTTTTAATTTCCTTTTATCATGCTGATTTGATGGTTGCTCTTTGGCCTACGTATACGCCAAACAGCTCTGTAGGGAACTCGCTTCCGCGTTCCACCTGCTCGCGAACCCAAGCTTTCAAGGTCTGTGGTTCGATCTTCTGCGCTTGCTCTACTGGATAGTTTTGCCCGCGCAGTTGATTTAGTAATGTGTCGCATAGTCCGTCTTCGCCTCGGCCAAAACGAACAGACACAGTGTTCTTGATGATGTCGTCATACCCATGGTCTCGCAACCATTCATATGCTTGAGCGCGGTTCTCCTCTGGGATGCTTGCGCTGTAGAAAGGCTTAACAGTAATCTTGCTACCGTCAGCCATTGTGAAATCCGCCATGCCTAATTCCTGCAACATGGCAGGGATAGTTTCCTCCAACAACTTACGTTGCTGATTCTTGCGTTCGCCAACCACATCTTCGAGTTCCTTGATCTCTGCTTCGAGTTCCTTGGCCCGTTTAGCCAAAGCACCAACAGAAGACAAGTCTTCGTTCTTAACGGTCAACGCACCGGCGTCTTGCTCAAAAATATCATTGAAATTACTCATCTCTTTCTCCATTCTCGGTGATGTCAATTTTAACAGGGATATACATCTTTTCGCGGCGATCCCACTTCAAGGCAGTATACCGGCCAGAGTTATAGAAAGCAGCTATCGAGCAGGCCAAGCCGATAGCTACAGGGTCTCCTGTGAGTAACAGGAAATCCCCATCCTTATATTCGCGCAGTTTCCTACGCAGTGTGCGAACCGTGGGCACAGTGCTGAATGCAATCTGGGTATTTGATGGCAGTAGAACTTCCATATCCCCATACTTCATTGCAGCCGCTAGGTCATGGTTCGGCATTTCTTGAACGATATATACAATTGACACGTTTACGCTCTCCTTTCTTAAAACGTCCACATAGTGTACACTATGTTTTGGGGTTGTCAATACCCTTTTTCAAGAAAGAGAGAAAGAATGAGTTATTTTTTACAGCACTATCCATTTAAAAATCAGCCTTACCTTCACCAAGCCGCGTATTTACAGCGTTTCTGGGAGGATCCGGAGGTCGCTTTGTTTGCCGATATGGGTACAGGCAAGAGCTTCATGCTTATAAACAATGCCGCCATGTTATTTGACAAGGGCAAGATCAACGCCTTGCTGATCGTTGCGCCTAAGGGTGTATACCGCAACTGGTATACATCTGAAATACCAAAGCATATGCCGGATCACATAACTTACACCATGGCTGCATGGTCTCCTACGCCGAGAAAGGCGGAGAAGATTGAGATGGATGCGATGCTAAATGCGGTGGATACGTTGCGTATTTTGGTAATAAATATTGAAGCGTTCAGCACAGAAAAAGGTAGTGCGTTTGCACGCACATTCTTGCGGGTGACCAACGCATTCATGGCTATTGATGAATCCACCACCATTAAGACACCAACATCTAAACGCACCAAGAGTATTGTGAAAGTGGGCCGTGAGGCGCGGTACAGGAGAATTGCTACAGGCTCCCCTGTGACGAAGTCCCCGCTAGACCTCTACAGCCAGTGCGAATTC